CTATGTTTTCTGATGATGGGTGCGGGACGGGCGTACGACTTGATCGCGTACTTGCGTGTTGATGGCGGCAGCAACATCTGGATGGTTGTTGGGCCGTTCGGCTTCGACGCTACATCGGTAGCCGTTTTTGTCTAGGCAATGTTGCACACGGGTGACGAGCCAATCACCATTCACTCCTTCCCGCCAGCCGTTGAGTGTCAAGACGGCTTCTGCGGACAGCTCCGCGCGCCCTGCCATCTCTAGAGTGAGTTTGGTTTCAGCGCGGGCGCGGCGTGAGAGTTCACCCCGAGCGGCGGCGATAGCAGCAGCGGCATCAGGCAGGTATTGTTTGATGCGGTGAACGGGATGCCCGTCGCCGACGCTGACTTGATGCAGTTCAGCGCGGCGTGCCATGCGGTAGAAGGCAATCACTGTGCCGGGGCTGTCCCGCGTTGCGTAGGTCATCTGCCAGGATGCAATCTCATCAGGTGTTAAGGTGATGCGAGGCATATCAATGCCTGTGACGCTTTTAGCCTCGCCGCGTTTGGCAAAGATCAGTCGCCCCCCGGCAGGTTTAGCAATCGCATCGTAACGCTGTGCTAGCCGTAGCAGGACGTTGATATCTGATTCTTCTGTCTGATCAATGTGGGGTAATGCCACGCCTGTGAGCGACGGGGAGATAGCGCAGGTCATGCCGTGTTCGGCAGCCATTGTGGATAGCATGGCGCCGAGTGTGGTTCCGGCGGGCCAGGAGCGGGTTTTTTGGGTTTGCAGGTCACTTTTGCCTTTGGGGGTGCCTTCCCAAGGGGCGGCGTGGGCACGCAGGGTCATTGTGGCTGGCCAGCCGGACAATGTGATTTCGCTACACACGAAAACGCCCATTGGGCGTAATTGGCCGTCATACCCTAATGCCAGTTCCAGTTCCGCCCCCATCGGTGGCAGCTTGAGCGGGGCGTTAGGTAGATGGTCAGCCAGGACAACTTCCAAGGTGTCGGCATGGCTTCCGGACTCATCGGAAAGCTGTAGGCTTGCCATGCGTTCGGTGATGAGGGCGGTAATATCGTTGTCGTTGGCGATGAGCCGGTAGCAGGGCGTCACTCCCACAATGCGACTCCTGGAATGGTGCGCGGTGTGGCCGCAGGGTCTGGCAAGGTGATCGCGATGGCTTCCGGCAGCACGGGCCCCCATGCGGCTAAGCCGTGGTTTGCTTCATAAATCGCCGAGATGATGGTGGCATCGGTGCGTGCGTAATACTTCCATGCGAGCCAGTCGACGGTGTCACCGTGGCGTGTGAGATAGATGTGCAGGCTCACGGGGTGGCCTCTACGGCGTGGTCATCGTTGACGCGTTGTAAGGCGAGTGTGAATTCAATGCGCCGTGGTGTGCCGTTGGGGTGATGGTCGCTTTGGCGTTCTTCAATCCGTTCGATGACGTACCAACCGTGGATGAGGCCATTGCTATCAATGAGCTGTAAGGGTTTGCCTTGGGCGGCCAAGGCGCGTAATTCGTCCAATGAGGCACGTTGGCCTTGCCAATCTGGGTAGGCAATACCGGGCAGTTCGATACTTTCATCACCTGGGCCGGTGTATTGGCGCGCATCGCGCTGCCCATAGCGTTCGATGGCTGCCCAGCGGTATTCGTTCACGCGGGCGAGTTCTTGGTATACGAGGCTCGCCAGTGAGAAGGTGTAGCCGCCTAGCATCATCAGGACAGGCCGGTTGCCGCTGTTGTTGGTTTGGAATGCGTTTTGAACGGGTGCGGCGATATTGTTCCAGAGGGTTTGACTGATCATTCTTGGCCTCTGACATCGTCGTACAGGGCGCTGCGTGGTTGCCTCTGTGATTGGCTGGATTGTGCAGCGATGCGGCGTGCTAGGGTTTCGCCACGTTCACCCGGTTGTTGGGTGATGTTGTAGGTGGCGTAGCTACGGTAATCGGCGTTATTTGTCCTATGCTGCTGCGCCAATGGCGGCATGCGCACCGTTGCTGTGGGGGCTGCGCCTGCGGTGGCGATGGTGTGTTGGTTCAGGCTGTCGCCGATGCCTAACCATTGTTTCATTGTGGTGAACTTTTCGGTGGCCCAATTCCATAGTGATTTGAGCTTGTCGAAGAAGGAGGTGGCAATGGTGCCGATGCCATCAAACATGGTTTTGAATCCGTTCTTCACACGGTCGAAATTGCCGGTGAAGAGGCCTGTAATCACTCCCCAGGCACCACTGAATATCTTTTTGACATCCTCCCATAGAGAAGTCATGAACGGTTTGATGGTGTTCCAGTGTTGGATGATCAGCAACGCGCCTGAAGCAATGGCGGTGACGGCCAGCCCCAACGGGTTCATGAGTAAGAGGCGACCCAACCACAGTGCGGCGCGGCCAGCCACCATGAAAGCGGCGGGGACGACGCGGCCTAGCACACGTCCCACGGCCAGCGCCGCAGTGCGTACTTGGGCCATAGAAGCCAAGGTGCCAACAGCTCGCCACGAGGCGATCAGGCGTAGTCCGAGCAACAGGGGATAGTGAAGGGCGGCAAAGGCAAAGCGCAGGGCGATGACGGCGACTCTGACACCGGCCAGGGCCAGGGCGGTTCCCAGCACCGCTTTCACTACGCCAGGATGTTTTTGTGTCCATGCTGCAAATCGCTCAATGACCGGAGCCGAGGACGCTAGCAGGTCGTTGATAGCAGGCAGTAAGGCGTTACCAATGGCTACGGAAAGCTCGGTGAGGCGATTTTTGGTGATCTGCCACTGTGCGGCTGTGGTGCGCTGTCTGGCTTGGAATTCGCGCGACATGCTGCCTTTGGCCGCCTCTCCGTTGGCCAGCGCCAGTTGGCGGCGGTATTCATCGACGCCGTTAGCAAGCTTGGCAATGGCCCCGCCCCAGTCTTTGCCGAACAGGCGTGTGACGGCCTCCATTTGCTGTTCGACTGGGAGTTTTTTAATGCGTGTGAGGACGTCCAGAATCATGGACTGGGGATCGGTGACCATCCCTTTTTGGAGTTGGTCAGCGGTCATGCCCAACATCCCCACGCCGATCTGGAAGCGTTTGGGGTTCATTTTGGCAATTTGTAATTGCCGTAGCATTCCAGAGGCGGCGGTATCAGCGCGTTCGGCAGATTCACCCAGTGTTAGGAAGGTGGACGCCAGCGCCGCTGCATTTTTGGCCGATAAGCCCATGGTGGAGGCCGCTCCGGCCAGGTCGCCCTGCATCACTTTGATGATGTCACCCCCTTTAGAGATGGCGTTGTCATCTAGGTAGTTGATGGCGTCGCCCAAACGCTCAATGTCGCTGATCGGGATTTTGAAAATGCCGGCGATTTTTCCCATGCTATCGGCCAATTCACCGGCAGGCATCTCAAAGGCGGTGGCCGCCATGGCCGAGACGCGGGTAAATTCGATCAGCGTTTTTCTTGCCTGTTCTGGGTTCATGCCTTCGGCGATGCCCATACGAGCACCGGCGGTCACCATGTCGGCCAGTTCATTGGTGGCCATCGGGATCGTACGCGCGAGCTGCTGGATGGCGTTGCCCATGTCGTAATACACGCTGGTCAATTTGCCGGTATTGTCGCGTGCGCCATCGACTTGCTTTACAACGCCAAGCATGGCTGTTTCAAACTCAACCGCTGCCTTGATGGGAAAAAACGCGGCGGCAGAGACGGCACCCAAGGTCCCTACGGCGCCCCCGAGCTGTCCGCGCATCTGTGAAAGGCGGGCGCGGTGTGCTTGGAGTGTGGCTTGTGCTTGGTTGAGTCGCTGTTGCGCGGCGCGGGTGCGTTCTAATTGTCTGGTTAATGCGTCATATCGGGTGCGCAGCCCGTCAATATTACGGCCCATGCGCCCAAAGGTTTGAATGCCTTGCCCGAGCAGACGTTGCTGCCGCGAGAGTGTGGTGACCGCAGCACCAATACGTTGTACGTTGCGCTGTGTGGACCCGAAGGCGCTTTTCAATGTGCTGGACAGGTGCCCAGCAATAATCAGGCTTGCGTGGAATTGTTTTTTGTTAGCCATCGCGCGGTAATCCGTCGATCCAGAATAGGAATTCACGCGTTGGGAGCGCGAGAATGTCCACGAGCGACCATCCTGTATGCGAGGCTAAGGCCAGAACGCCTTGGCGGAGTTCTTCCAGCGTTAGCCTCACTCGATAAAAATCAGAAAGGCTTCCTGTAGCCGTTTGTAGTTACGCAGGCTGAAGGTTTCTAAGGCTTCGGGGGCCACTTCCAGAAGGTTGGAAAAGATGCGCAATTCGCGTTCGCCTTCGTTGCCTGGGAGTGCAAAGGAGCGTTTCATATCCCCTGCGGTCGGTTCGCGCATCCATAGTTCATTGACTGTAGCCCCGTTGATGCTGACGGGTGAGGCTAAGGTGATGTGTACGCCGCCTTCTGCTTCGCGGATGTACGGTTTATCAGTGGTCGGTCCGGCCATGGTTAGAGTCCTAGTGCGTTGCGAGCGGGGGCGAGCAGATCAATGCCGTTTTGCTGGAAGATCATGTTTTCTACGTCGATTTCATGAATGACGGTGGCGTTATGCACTTCTTTGTAGTAGCTCAGTGCCAAGGCCAGTTTCAGGCTGGATTTGTCCGGCGGTTTCCAGGTGCCGCGATCAATTTCTTTGACTTTGCCGCGTAGATGGATGACAAGGGATGTTGTCGTCCCATCGAAGGATTCCAGAAAGCCACGCACGGTGCAGTTCACATGCTTTCCTTCGGTGACGCCGAACAGTAGGAGTGCGTCGCTGCTGTAGCAAATCAAGCTGACATCGGTCTCTAGCTTTTCCATGCCCATCGTGAGTTCTACAGGGGCCAGCATGCCGCCACCCCGAAACTCTTCGGTTTTTAAGGTCAATTTTGGCAGGTTGATGTCTTCGACCTGCCCTGCATAGCCTTTGCCATCAATAAACAGGTTGAGGTGTTTGAGGATATGACGCGGTGCGGACATTAGAACACCTCCACGAGATAATCACTGGTGAGTCGACTACGGAAGGTGATGTGTTCGGCGGGATAGGCCGGGGTGAAGTCAAAATTAAAATAGACGTGCCCGGCGGTGATGGCGTCTTTTGTGTTGAGTGCTGCATCCGCCCAGCATCTGCCATTAATAATCGCGCCCAGGCTTTTCAGTCGTCGCAGATAGGCATTGACGCCTTCCTCAACATCACTGGCGTATGTTTTGGTAATGGAGCGATCCACCGCCCAGAGATGGGCCGCTTGTAAGCTATCGGCGATGATATCGGCGATGCGGACCACGCAGAGGTAGGTCCACTTAGGATCGCTGGATAAGGTGCGGTTTCCCCATAATCTGTAGCCGTCATGACGAATGATGGTGGCAATCTTTTTTTCATTCAGGAGATTGGCGCGGCTGGTGGCATCGCCCAATGCAAAATCAATGGGGCGTGAGGTGCCAAGAATGCCGTTGAGGGGTTGATTGGAGGGGGACCACCACCAGCCGTTGCGGTTATCTATCTTGGCGATGAGTCCGGCCACCGCAGCGCTGCTGTAGGCGGTGGTGGTGTTGCCATCGGCTCCTAGTGTGGTGATAGGCGGATCGACCAGGAACACGCGTTTGCTGCCAAAGTCCCCGGCATAGGCAATGGCCTGTGCATCAGTGGTGCCAGGGCCGTCAGCAATGATGATGGCACGCAGTCGCTCGGCAATGCCGATCAATTCGGACACAACGGGATTGGCCTGTGTCTGTTCTGGGCGTTGGTGGGTCAAGCCTGGAGCAATCAGCAGGCGCGGTTTGTAGCCGGTGATGTTTTCGGCAGCCAGCAGCGCATGGACGCCTTCATAGGTGCCGTTGGCGGCGTGGATGCCACCGACGGCATGAGACAGTCGCTGGGTTTCATCAACGCTATCTTCAATACGCACCACAATCACTGCCGCGCCAATCTGATCAAAAATGCTATCCATGGCCTGGGGCAAGGTGCCTGCTGTCCCTAGTGTGGCCGCCATCGCGGCGGATCCTGGTACCAGCACGGGGGTGTTGAGGGGATAGGTGGTGGCGTCAGCCAGAGGTGCAGTGCCCACCAGGCCAATGACGCTGCTTGAGGCCGTTTGGATGACGCGTGCGCCATCGTCGATCTCCAGCACTTCAACGCCATGTAGATAGTGTTCCGTCATCAGGCCCTTCGTATGCTGTAAGACGGGGAGATGATCGGTGCGACAGCTGTTTGCTGTCCTGTGGCTATTTTTCCGCGTGGCGTGGCGCGCCGGTCAGTGCGTTTACTTTGGCTGATAGCTGTGCAATGGCATTTACCAGCACCGGCAGGAGTTGGTCCAGGTTGACCGATGGGACGTAAGCGCCTTGGAAGGGGATGCCTTCGGGATTGACCGTTTCCGGCATCAGGTCCAGTAGTTGTTCTGCCTCTAAAAATAGGCGGCGGCGTCCGTCGGGGGTGTAGGAGGGTTTGTAGCGTCCGATCAGTGGGGTGAGTTGTTCAATCTCTGCCAGGCCATAGGGCAAGGGGCCTTCAATATCTTTTAGTTTTCGGGAGGAGCCTTGGGCGTAGCCGCCTGCTGAGACGATAGTGCCTTTCACTGACAGGTTGCCATTGTCTTCCAGTGCCATCAGTTGTACTTCATTGGTACTGCCGCTGCCGCCGCTGTCGCTACGTCTCCAGAAAAAGGCGTGGCCTCCGTTCTTTTTGTAAAAGGCAACGTGGGTCGTGTCGTGTTGTTGGTAGTAGTAATTGCCTGCGGTTTCAATCCAAAGTAAGCCCGTTTTGGCACCAATCACTGTGCTGGTGTTTTTGGTGCTGGTGCCGAAATAGCAATGGTTGCTGGTGCCGAAGAATAGTTGTGCGATGGCTGGGGAGGTGCCGCTGCGGAAGGTGGCTGCGTAGGGGATATTGTTGTCCCAGAATTCGCAATCGTTACCGATTTTCAGTGCCGGAATGCGTCCGTTACCCAGTGCGTCACCAATCAGGGTGCCTTGGGATTGGAGCGAGCCGGTCATGAGGCTCCCTGTTTTTTTCACCAGGGTATCCAGGTGTGAGGCCAGGTCTGGGATGTCGCTGCTGGCGTGCTGGTGGGCGCTCGGTGGATAGGTCTGTGGTGTGTTCTGGAGGTTTCTCCATTGTAGGTAGTAGGTGCCGTGATAGCCGTCGAGTAAATCTGCATCCAATCCTTTTTCTGATCCGGTGTCCATCACGGCAGCATCGCCCAGGCCCAGGAGATGGCGGAGGGTGGGCGCATCGGCGCTGGCCAGCAGTGTTTTGGCGTAGTCGGAAGGGGCGGCTTCGCCCAGGCGGTGATCCAGGGTGGCTTTCAATGCGGTAGGCGGTATGGCGCTGCGGTCATCCAGGCCCGCGATGGCTTGGGCGTTGCTGGACAAGGTGAGTACGCCTGCCACTGTCTGTGTCGCCGGAGGGTTGTTCCAGGAGGTTTCACCGAAGGAGAGTTGAGTCGCATCGGTATCTACAAACCGAACATCAATGGCAAGCAGTAGCATGGCCGATGCGGATTTACTGAGAATGATGTCCTGTTGGGAGTAGGTAGCGAATAAGGTGCCATCATCAAGGTAGACGCCAAAGCCGCGGACGTCGTACTGGTCGCTGGTTGCATCGCCGATGGTGATGTGAATGGTATCTGCGGCCACCACGCCGCCTGAGAAGGTGGTCAGGCGTTTGGATTCATCAGGAATCGTTGCCGCGGCGGGGTCAAAGTGTTGCGCGGTCAGGCCGACAGAGGCAAGCCGCACGGGGACGGTGCCATGATGTTCGGCATTCACCAGGGCGGCGCGGCCCTGTGGGGTGATGGTGATTTGGAGTGGGGTCATCGCATCCTCATGCGGCCTGGGTGAGTTGTATGCGTCGGTACGCGGTGATCTGTGCGCCACCCATGAGGCCAATCTGTCCGATGGTGTGCACGCCTTGGGTAAAGGTGAAATGGCTGCGAACGGGTTTGGTGCGGATGACTTCTGTAATGACATCTGCGACAAATTCGGCGGTGCTCTGGTTGCCGCCTTGCCCGGATAAGGTGAGCAGCAGTGTGAAGGTGTGCGGTGCAGCCGGTGGGTTTTGTTGCCACCATTCGGTGATGAGGACGTCTCCGCCAAAGCTGCGCACCACATCGCGCACACTTTTGACGCTGCCTTTGCAACGCTGAATCTCAATGGCCGCCGCAATACGCGCGCGTTTGATATGCACGGGCCACGTGCTGCGCCAGGTGTCCACGGACAATGACCAGGCCAGCCAGGGGAGCAATGGCTCGGGGCAGGTGTGCGGGTCCCATAGTTGTTTGAATGGGATCGGGATGTCGGCCATGCGTGCCATCACCTGCTCCAGGGTGCGCATGAGCGGTGTTGCCGTGGGGGGAAGCAGGCTGTGCAGGGGTTCATTCATCAACGCCCCCATGCACGACGGTGATGTTGGTGCAGCGGGCCGCCTGGGTACGGTCAATCGTCAGTCCCTGTTGTGGCGTGATGAGTTCTACGCGTTGGATGCCTTCTACATGCAGTCCGGCATACAGGCCACTCAGGGCGATATCTCGCCCTAAGCGGAATGTGTCTGTGGTGTAGGCGGTGATGCGGCGGTGTGCTTCGGACAGGACGACCGCTGCATCCGGTCCGGCGTAGGTGTGCAATCGTGCGTGGACTTGGTATTCGGTGATCTGTGCCGGTTGTACGGTCACGTGATCGGTCATGGGGCGTACTGATTCTTGGTTGACAGCGGCCATAACGGCGTCAAGCACGTCTTGTGAGGGCTGTCCGTTGGCGCTGCGTGATAGCACGGTGATGATGACGTCCCCAGGGGTTGGACTGGTGGCGCTGACGTCAAGCACGTCGGGATGGGCGCTGATGGCATGGTAGATGTAAGCGCCTTCCGGACCGGCGACGCTGTAGCCTTCCGGTGCAAGGACGATACGCCGCCGAAAGGCAGCATCACTCTCCATCGTCGGGGGGATGCCTTTAGAGGGGTCACCTGCATCCAACACTAGGCGCTTGACGCGAAATAATGCGGCCAAATGATCTAGGTCGGCATCGCTGGCCAAGGCCACCATGACGGCTTTGGCATCTTCATTGCTTTGGTAGCGGCGCACGGCTTCGCGGTAGGCGGCCACTTCTAACAGGGTGTAGATGGGGTCTGAGGGCAGGAGGTCTTTCAGGGTCGGATCACGTGCCACCAGATCAGCCAGCATCTCTTGCAAGATCACGTCTGCGGCCACTTGCCGGATGACATCGGGCATGGGCAGCTTGGAGATATCAATAGCCGTCAGGGTGTTGTCCATCAACGCACCTGGATGCCGTCTAGGGTGACGGTTTTCCCCTCAGGAAGGTAGTGGGCGGTCAACGCAAGGGTTACCGTGCCCGATGCGGTGGCGCGGGCCGTCACTTGCCGCAGGGTGATCCGTGGCTCGTGTGCGGCAAGGGCTTGTGCGGTGGCTGCGTACAGGTCCATTGTTAGGGCCCGTGTGATCGGGGCATCAAGCAGGTGTGGTAACCGGCTGCCGTAATCACGGCGCATGATCCGGCTCCCTAATGGGGTGCTCAAGATGTTCTGCACCGATTGGCGCAGGTGGTCGATGCCATCAAGCGGCTTTCCGGTGTGCATGTTCATTCCGCGCATGCTCAGCAGCTTGGGGGAACTCCCTGGGCGGTGTCCTGTGGCGGGTTTTCCGAAGCCCTTCCACGGGGAGTTCAACGCATGATGATGTACAAAATATTAGACAAAACGTCGTTATTTTTGTACATTCATTTTCATGCAGACGATTATTTTCATGGGTAGCACTCTGGAGGATATCCGTAATTTCCCAACATCTGCCCGCCAAGCATTAGGCCGCCAACTTCTGCGATTACAAGAAGGGCTAGATCCACAGGACTGGAAACCGATGAAAACCATCGGTTCTGGGGTTCGTGAGGTACGTATTCATGCAGGCGGAGCGTTCCGGGCATTCTACGTCACGAACATTGGTAACGCTGTTTATGTGCTACATGCATTTGTCAAGAAGACGCAGACAACTAGCCCTAAGGACATTGCATTAGGTCAGCAGAGATTCAAACAAATTGGAAAATAAAATGAGCGAAAAAATGACAGTGAGTTGCGGTAACGTGTTCGAGGATCTGGGCTTTGCCCCTGATGAGGCCGCAGCCATGCTGGCACGCGAAACGTTGTTGATCGCGCTGGAAAAAGAATTACGCAAGCGTGGCAAAAAGCAGCAGGAACTGGCTGATGAACTCGGCGTGCCTCGGACTCGTATTTCTGAAGTGATGCATCTCAAAACAGATCGATTTAGCGTGGATAAGCTTGTCAGTTTGTTGCATCGTGCTGGGAAACGCGTGGAAATCCGTGTGCGTTGAGATTTCAAGAGATGACTATGTCTAAGACACTTCCCCCCATTCACCCAGGAGAAATTCTCCGGGAGGAGTTTATGGTCCCTCTAGGTCTGTCCAGTAATGCGCTGGCTAAGGCCATTGGGGTGACGGCGGCACGCATCAATGAGATTGTGCGCGAGCGGCGCGGGATCACCGCAGAAACTGCTTTGCGTCTGGCGCGCTACTTCGGTACCGATCCGCAAAGCTGGCTGAATTTGGAACAGCACTATGCGTTGGAATGTGCCAAACGTGATCTTGGAGATGCGCTGTCACGGATTCATCCGCGAGTGGCGTAACCGCCTACCCCTGCGCTGGGGTGGTGGGCGCATTGGGTCCTTGGGCCGTATGGTGGTGACGTTGTAGGCCAATGTCTGCGGCGGTGATGTCCCCTTGTGCGTGAATGGTGCCGTCTACGGTGAGGTTGCCGGTGAGGTGAAGGCTGGGCGTGTCCAAGGTGAGGCGGTCGCTGGCATTGAGGGTAGCCGTGGCGCAGATCAGGGTGACGGTGCCGGATGCGGCGGAGGCATCCACGGTCAGGGCGTGGGCTTGGCGGTCGTAGGTGATGCGTGTTCCGTCGCCAAACAGCAGGCAGGGCTGGTGGGCGGTGCTGCTGGGCGCAGGGAAGGTCTCTTGGTAGAGGCCGCCAGGCAAGACGATGCCCAGTGCCGAATCCCCATTGGGGCAAAGTGCAATGACTTGTTCGCCCAGGTGTGGCAGCCACCAGGAGCGGTCGGCTCCGGCACGTGAGGCCATCACAGGCAGCCAGCCGGTGAGCAGTTCTCCGGCTTCAATCCGCACGCAGGCGGTAGCAGGGTCTAGCTCGGCGACGGTCCCTTGGAGGATCAGGTGTGCTAATTGGCGGGTGTGTTCGTTGAGTGTCTGTCTCATGGGGCGATCTGGCTATAGCTGTCTTGGAAGGAGGGGCCGGTCTGCGGGGTGAAGGACAGCCATAGGTTGGTTGGCAGGGTGCCTGGATTGTTCCAGGCGCTGTTGCCAAGAAAGACGGGTTGTTGCCATTCCACGGTCCAGACGACGTATCGATCTAATTCGGCGTTGAATTCGTCTGGGTAGATGGCAATCACGCGGCACGGATCGGTCGGTACGCCACGCCAGCGGCGCTGGTACAGCCAGGTGCCCAGGGCGGCGGCGGCCAGACGTGCTTGCAGGTGGGTGGAGGGGCCGCGGTGCCCTAGGACAAGCCGTGCCTGAAAGCGCAGCAGGGCGGGGAATTGTCCGGTGCCTGCATCGTTTTCGGGGGCGGGTTCGATCTCACTCAGTGTCAGTAAACAGGCGGGCATGGGCAGTTGGTGGTCTTCATCGTCCTGATAAAACGCAACGGTGGCCAGGTCTGGGAATTGCGCTGCAATTTGATCGCGGATGGCGGTATGCAGGGTTTCTAAGCTTATGTCGGTGTTTGTGTCCGCCATTGCAGTTCGTGCTCAAACAGGGTGTAAAAGCGTGCTTCAAAGGTGGCTGTGTCGAGAAGGCCGTTTTCGATATAGGTCATGGAGGGTGCGTAAATGTCCGCTTTTTGAACGGCCACGGGGTAGCGGGCGCGGCCCAGGCGTTTAAGTACCTGCCGTTTGCCGCGCACTGTGGCAATGAATGCGCCTTTGATCTGACGCCCGCCAAGGGCGCTGACGCCGCTAGGGGTGGCTTTGGGTTTTAGCCATAGGAGGGGGACGGGGTTAAGGCCGTACCACACTTTCATCTGGTCGCGTTGTCGATAGGTGCGCAGGCGGCGGCGCACGATCTTTTGTTGGAGTTGCAATGCGTCGCTCAGTCCACGCACGGAGCGGGTACGCAGCCAGGCCGCCATTTTGATTCTGGCCGAACGTAGGGCCTGTTCCATCTGCGTTTCAGTGGCGTTGAGTGCTTGTGCGATGGCAGTGAGGCTGTGGGTGTGGATGTGGATGCCAATCATGGGGGCACCATCGGGGCCAGCCGCACGAGGGCCATGCCGGTTCCATCCGGTTGTGGGTCGTGGGTGAGGCGGTAGTGGCGGCCTTGGATGAGGGCGTAGTCATGTTTTTTGAAGTGCATGACATCGGTCTCTTTGCAGGTCAAGGAGGGTTCCGGGGCGTTCATTCTGTAGTCGCCGATGTCCGCATCAATGTAGGTCGCGTCAAAAACAATGGTGCATTGATGGACGCGCCCGGAGGTCTCCGAGTGCAATTGGGCTGTCACGGCAAAATCATCGGTCTCTAGGAAGGCGTCTAGGTCATCCCAGGATGGATGGTGCATCAACGGCGACCACCGCGGGGGGTAGGTTTCTCATTGTTTGCTGTAGGGGTCAAGGTGTTGGGCGTGGGTGCTCCGCCGCTGGGTGGGTCGATGATCACTCCCACGGGGCCATCGGCATCACCGGCGAGCTCAGCACGGCCACGGCGCATTAAATCGTGTGCCAGTGCCGTAGGGACCTGGACGATTGTGCCAGGGCGGTAAATCAGGCCTTGGATTACAACCGCAGCGCTGATTTTGAGGGTGTTTGTCGTCGTCGACATGGTGTGTTCCTCAAGGGTCAGGCGGCTGCGCCGTAGCAGAAGCTTTCGGTACGACGGATGTTAAAGTCGACATCTTGAAACACGACAATCCGGGTGCCGCCGCTGGTGCTGAGGCTGTAGGGGTCGACGGTGATATCTAAGCCTCCCCACATGGCAATGATGAGGTCAGCCCAGTTCCCAAAGAAGACGTCACCTGCCTTAATCTGGTTGGACACGCTGGCTGGGTAGCCGTTGACGGTGTTGCCGGATTCCCAAATCGTGCCGCTGGCGGCGGTCTGGGGAAACTTCAAGGCGGTTTTGGCATAGCCACGTATGCCCGCATTGAAGGCGTAGGACATGGCGTTCACATCTGCGTTGTTCAGGGCAATTTGCGTTTCCATCTGGACAAGTTCAGCAAATGAGGGTTGCCCTTTTTGTGCAAAGGACACGGCGTTAATGCCGCTGTGATGTTTAACGCCTGTGGGTTGCATGTCTGAGCCGCTGCCGTAGATGGCGGCACGGTCCACTTCCAGGGCCATGACGTTCAGTAGGTCGCTGCGGACGATCTGTTCGGCATCCGGGGTGGATTGCAAGAGCAGGCGCCGGGTGATGTCGGTATAGGCGGCTAGTGATTTGGGGGTGAAGTGGATTTGGTCCAGGGCAGGTTTGCTTTTTTCCGGTGATTCGCCTTCCCCCACCCAGTAGGCTTGGGTGGTGCCTTTCTGCCTAGGAATATCGACGTTGCCAACCAGGCCGCCCATGACGGTAGCGCGCTGCATGACCCAGGTTTTATTACGCAGTATTTCGATAAAGGAGGAGGCGTGTAGTTCGGTGGCAATGATGTTGCCGCCGGGGCCGTCCGTCGGGGTGGTGGTGGAGAATGCGCGGTTCAGGACGTCCGAGGGGATCAGTAGGCCGCGCGCCTGTTTGCCGTAGGTTTTTTCTGCGGCGGCGGAGCAGGCAATCTCAAAGGCCGCCGCGTTGCGGTCGGTCTGGCTGGCATTAGGCAATAACGCGCGGATCGCGCGGACGATGCTGTAGTGCCGTATTTCTTGTGTGGACAGGCCGATGCCGGTCTGTGTGTGGGGTTCGGACTGGGGCATGGGTGCTTTGTCCGTTAGTTTTGTCAGTAGGGCGCGCTGGAATGCTTCCGGTGATTGGCCTTGGGTAATGTAGTCGTGCGCCAGTTCCAGGTGCCCGTAGGTTTTGCCAAGGTCAGCAATGTGTCTGACACGGGTACGCTCGGCATCGACGCTGTTGGGGGTGTCAGTCGCGTTGGATGTCGGCTGGGGTGTGTTGGTGGTGTCGGCATGGGCGGGGGTTGATGGTTCCGTCATGGTTTTATCCTCAGGGGTACCTGGAGTGTGTTGCGAGACTGTTGCGGTGTCCTGTGGCGGATTTTCCAAGGCGCGCCCGATGCCGACGGAGGGGTCGGCAGGGATGCTGACAATGGAGATTTCAATGGGCTCCCAGTCCGTGGCGCGGTACAGGGGGCCTGCGTCGCGTTGGCCGATCACTTCGACTTTATGGACCAAATAGCCCACTGAGACGTGTTTACGGATGCCGTCCAGGACATCACGTAGGATTTCTTCAGCACGTGGGCTGCGCCCGAAGCGCACGATGGCGCGTCCGCGTTGGTCGCGGTCGATAGAGGCTGATTGGACGACACCGATTTGATCGCGCGGGTTGTGGTCCAGTAATAACGCCGCGCTGTCGCCAAGACGGTGCAGGCGCACTTCGCCGGGGCGGTGGCCGAGAATCTCCACGCCGGACCATGTCTGTACTTCTGCTGCTTCGCTGCTAAATGCAAGTTCAAGGGTTCTGGAGGGTTCGTCTATCGATAGGACATCGGCATGGCGGTACTGGGTGCCGCCTTTGCGAAGGTCCCGTACTACCTCAGTGGCTGTGGTCATGGTGGGGTGGGTTCCTTCTCGGTAGGTGTGGCGTTGGCGGCAGTGAGGTCTGCGCCATACAGCAGGTACTTGAGGTAGTCGTTGGGGATGCCGGAGGCTTGCATTTCTTTCAGGTCTTGGGCGATTTCGCGAAAGACGTCCTGGGGGTCGCGGCCTTGTTCCAGGATGACTTGGCTGGTGGAGGTCAGGCCGCCACGGATGCAGGTCAGTGCGCTTTCAACGTCGGTACGGGGGTCGACCCAGGCCCAGCGGCGGCCTTGCCAGGAAACGCGGCGGTATCGGTCGTATTGCTCGGCAGGCAGCGGTTTGCCATGCACTCGAATCTGTCCGCTCAGCAATGCCACTTTCAAGGCCGCTTCAAAAACAGGGGTGTGGAGGGATTCAATAAAAAATTGCTGGTCTTCTTTCCAGCGTTCGCGTTCATCCAATGTGCCTTGGCGGATGCTGGAGTAGTTGACGTCCGCCAGATCGCCGGAGAGGGCGTGGTAGGAGATATCCATGCCCGCGGCCAGGCTTTGTTTGGCGGCTTTGGTGAATAAGCCAAATTCACCTGAGGGGTATTGGGGGTTCCAGTCTTGAAATTCTGCGCCTTGGGGGAGTTCGTGGATCGCTAAGGGTCCGGCGTTCATCTGGATTGTTTGGGCAAGGTTTTCATGTTCGTCGGCGCGTGGCGGGCCATAATCTTCTCGGTATCCGACAAAACCCATTTTGCTAGCGGCGGCGCGTGCGTTTTGTACGGCGGCTTCTTCAAAGCCTTGTAAATGGTGCAGACGCAGTAGGGAGGTGGCGGCCCAAGGCAGACCGCGGCGTTGTCCCACCATCACGGGTTTGAAGATGTGGATGACTTCCTCGGCGGGGACGCGGACGTAGCCTCGTCCATTGATGCTGTAGTAGTAGGTGTCACGTTCGTCAATGGAGCTGAAGTGGTAGGCCAGCGGTTTTCCGAATCGGTTAAATTCGATGCCTTGTCGGACAAATCCGCCGGTCTGGTCTGTTTTCAGCATTTGGTAGCGCACGGGTAGGCGCAGTGGGTCGATCAGTTGTAAGCAAAAGCCATGCGGTCCGGCGTGTGTGCCATGAATTTTTCGGGCAATAAACTCTCCATCACGGGCGCAGGTCTCTACGCAGAGGGTTTGGATTTCGCGCCATGATAATTTTCCGGTGACTTCACACTGGCCTTTGCGGCCCCAGTCTTGCCACCAGGTTTCAATGGCGTCGTTGATGGCGGTGTCCAGGGCACCGCTGCGCGATTTTCTGCTTTGGGCCTGCATGACGATGCCGCGGGGCCCCACAATGTTACGGCGGCATAGGTCAATGTACCGTTTGACATGGTCGTTGTTGGACCATTGTTCGCGCATGCGTGCGACCAGGATTGGAAGACGTTGGGTGATGTATTCGTCCGGGGATACGGGGATGCTGCTCCACAGGTCATTGGCATCCACCTGTCCGGCTTTGAACATGCCGCCTAAGGGCAGCATGCGCTGATACCAGCGCCGCGGGGTGTGGTTTGGCTGGGGTGTTGCCGTGTCTGGGGTGGGATGGTCTGGATGGGCTGTGCGATGTGTCCACCATGTCCAGAGGTTCATCCTACAAACCTCACAGGGACGATGTTCCCCCAGCGCGGGGTATCGGTGGGTGTTTCGCGCTGTACGGCAACGGCGTAAAAAGTGCGTAGTTTCAGTAATTCGGCGATGGGGGTACGCCACAGTTCGCGGTTGTTGATGCGGTAGCGCTGTTGGTCCTGGGTGGCGCGTTTTTGCAGGACGGCGTTGATGGCGTCTAAGGCGCGTTGGTTGTCGCTGCGTCCGTCATAGCCTTGGGGCAGTGATGCAAAGTCTGGCTCAACACGGAATTTCCCACGTTTTATTTCGATGGTCTGGGGGCTGTGTTCTGCACGCAGTTGGTAGAGGTAATCGCCGGGTGTCCACTGTGCGGTGTCCGCAGCGGGGATGTCGAATCGGTGGGTGGTGTTTTCACCCTGTGCGGTGAGGTCCAGTGATGCCGGACCACGCAGTAGGCAATGGAGTGTCCAGTCGGGCCAGGGGTAGTCTTTGAGTGCAAGGGATATCTGTAATGAGCATCCAGCATTGATCTTGGCAGGGAATGTTGGGCAGGTGTGCTGGAATGTCATGGGTCACCAGTCGTTAGCCCATGTTCTCCGGCGTCTTAAGGGGGGCCGGGGACGTTGGGGGCGGAAATGGGGGGTATGGTGTTGCACTTCTGGGGTGGGGTCCTGTGGCGGTTTTTCCTTGGGTAGTAAGGCGGCGGCATCCTTAATACGCTTTGCATCATGGGGTAGATGCGGGTTGATGATTTTGAGGGCGGCGTAGGCGTAGACGCGGCAATCCAATGCTTCGTTGGGGGTTTTGTCGGGTTTGGTCCATTGGCGTATTGGCTGGCCTTTGAGGTAGCGGGTACGCAATTTTTCAGCGGTCAGTTGTGCAAACCAGTCGGGGGAACGGTCTGTGGGGAAATGGGAGTAGCCAGGGCCTGGGTGGGTGATGGCAAGGCGGCGCATCACAATTAATTTTGCTTCGTCCACGCCAACGGTAAAGAGGTTGATTTTGGGTGCGTTGCGTCCGGAATGTTTGCGTTGTGCTTTGTCTACGATGGGACGGCCCCAGCCGCCAACGCCTTTAATGCCAAATAGGCGCCTGCCTGTCCTGGTACGCAGGTATTGGTAAGCGGCTTGGGTGTAGCCGCAGGTGCCTCCGGTATCTAAGCAGGCGGCCTGGATGGGGAGACGTAGGCCGCTTTCGTGCTGCCAGGTGGTAGAGAGGTAGCGGTCCAGTGCTTCCCAGACGTCGCCTAAGAGGGGATCGCCGTAGAGAACGGCGGTATGGATGGACCAGGATTCTTCGTCAATGCCCCATGCGACAATTTCCACTTCAAGGCGGTCGGTTTGCATGTCGATGCCCGCAGTGAGAAAGACACCGCCCATAGGGACATCGGCAAGGTAGGTTTCAAGGCGGCGCAGCAGGTCGTCAAGGTCGGCCTGTTCGGCGGTCTCGCTCCAGACGCGGGCCAGGCTGACGTTGGTGAATGTTTGTAGGTCCTGGTGTTTGAGTTTGTCCAGGTAGTCTTGAACGATGGCGCTTTGGCGGCGGAAGGTGGAGTACAGTTCGTTCAGTTCGTAGGAGGCATGGCCGTTAAAGGGTTTGCTGGCCTGCCAGTGGGCTTGGCGAACGGCTGCAATGCGTTGGCCGTCATCCCAGCATACGCCGCACCCTTGGCAGACGTAGCGTGCGGTCTGTGGTTGATGGGCGTGGATAGCCGCCAAATCGGCGTCGGGGTCGCTTTGGCGTCCAACCCAGCTGACGTGTTCCCATTCTAGGGTTTGTTCGCATCCGCAGGCGGGGCAGCGTACATAAAATCGCCTCTGGTCTCCGGCCCGGTAGGCGTCATCAATATAGCTGGAACCTTCAATGGTGGGTGTGCTGATCTCCAGAAGAAACCGTTCATCGCCAAAGGTCGCGGCGCGCTGCCACAACAGGCTCACCGGGTGGCCTTCGTCCGTGCGTTCGTAGCCGTCTATTTCGTCGCACACAATCAGTGGTGCTGAGCGCCCGCGCATGGTCTTTGGTGAGCCGGACCAGGCAAACATCAGAAATCCTCCAGGGTAGGATTTCATCCGCTGGTTGTTGACGCCATCGCGGCCACGCGGTTTTGCAATAAGGCGTTGCAATCCTTGGTTGGCTGCAATCAGCGGGGAGAATTTGGTTTCTAACCATGCTTGTAAATCGCCTTGTGAGGGTTGCAGCATCATTTGGCTGCGGGGGGCCATTTCGATGCAGTAGCCTTGTACGCATAAGGCCAGCATGGTTTTACCGACTTGTGCGCCCCATTTCAGGGTGACGCGGTAGCAGTCAGGGTCCACCAGCATATCCATGGGTTCGCGTTGGTAGGGGGCGTTGTCTAGGCGCAAGGGGCCAGGAATGGCGTTGCCTTCAGGAATGCGGATGCGTGTCTGTGCCCATTCGGAAGGCTTCATTGCTGGGGGCGGTCGCAGCATCTGTAAGGCGTTGCTGATCATCTGATCAACGCCTTCTTGGTTTTCTAGGGCGGCTATACCTAAGGTTTCAGACATCGTCTGTTTCCTCGTCTTCGTCGGGGTCCGTGTCTTCTTGGGTCAGGTCTAAGGACGCGAGATTTTCTAAGGTCTGATCGATTTCTTGCAGCAGTACGCGTTTGTATCGGCGCTCGTCGGTTTCACCCAGTAGTAGGGCGACGGTCCGCCCTGGAATAGTGCGCAGGTTGGCACGCACTTCCGCGAATACGCGGGCCAATGTCTTTTCCACCTGCTCCAAAGGAGCAACCTGCTTTTTTGCATCAGCCAAGTGCAACTCTTCGCGTTGCGCTTCAGCGGCGATCTTACGGCGCTTCCATTCTTCAATATCGGCCACCGCTCCACCCGCCGCTTCTTCTGCGGCTTTGTCACGTAACCAGCGGGCGACTACAGCCGTGTCAAACGTCCATTCCCGCCCACGTCCACCGCGTTTCACGACTGGGCAGCCGTTACGTGCCCATTGATCAACCGTCGGCAACGCTACACCGAATATCTCCGAAAGGCCTGCACGATTAACCTGTTTTCCTTGTTGTTTCTGTAAAACCATCGGTCGATATAAACAACAAGTGAGAATCAAAACACCACGCACAATGCAAACCCCGCGGAGTTTCGACCCCGCAGGGCTCCCCCATCGGGAAGGACCCGTTAAAATCTGTCAAATTGCAGTTAAATTCGCTCATTTGACGCCTCTATAGCCATCAGATGCCATTGCACCATGGTCACGACGGTGTATCGCTGTCTTCTATTCCGCAGCCCTGCGGTGACCACGGCTGCCCGACGCTGGCCGCCTGTACCCATGCCGCAACACAGCGCACTTGCGCCGCACAGTGTTCATACGCCAAACGCCATGCCAGCGTCTGATTCAGCACGTCGCGGACTGTCTCTACACGCGGCAATGGCGGCTCCTCACACGGCTGCAACAAACCCTGCGGCGGGGTAATCACCTCAACGCGGGTCTGCGTGACGATAACTGGCTTGACAGGAACCCCCGTCGAGCAAGCACCCAAGCACGTCAGGCACATCCATATCCAAAAAAGCTTTCGCCTCATCGTGATGTTGCTCCAAATGTATGATGCGTTGACGTAACACACGATCGCGCACCGTGATCCGATTCAAATCCGTATGCAGCCCCGCAATCGCCTGCCTGTCGATCTCACGTAACGCACGTAGCCGCGCAATCGCCGCATCTTGATCGCGATTCATCGCAACCTGCGCATCCAACGTGCTTTCCACCGCCGCTAACTGGCCTTCCAGCTGCGCTGCCCGCTGCGCTAATTGACTGCGCTCGGACCAGGCCAGGACTGCATGTGCAACCAGCGCCACCAACGCACCAATCATCATGTACTCAACCAACAGCCGCACACTGGGCAAACCTCGCCCCACACGGCGCAGTGTATTAACGATCATCCGAACTCCTTCTCCCGCCCCCCACTTTAGGGACAATAAAGCTTTGAATTAGGTCCAAACTGGCAGAGGCCCCAAGCCAACCAAACACCCCCACTGTGACTGCCGTCAGTTGCTGGCTTAACTCCAGCGATTCACACACCCACATTGCAAACAGCCCCACAAGCCCAGCCGCGCTGGCTTCGATCAGCACACGCGCCCAGGTCGGTTTCTCGCCGTTGTCGAGCGTGCGCATTAAGTAGCCGAGTACCCCAGCCACCATCGCAAGGCACGTATAGAACGCTTCTTTCCACCAGGACATCATGGACGAGGGATCAATCACGGCGACCCTTTAAAGCAGCACGCCGTTTCTTCTCTTCAGCACGCCAGTCACCGCCTTCAAACAATGCACGTTCGGCGGCACGCCTGATGATTAAACCAGACTGCACACGACCGCCCGCCCATTTCCACACATGAAACTGCTCCGCCGCGCCAGCAACATCACCTGCATTGAGCCGCTTTAGCAAGGTCGAGCGGTGGAACGCGCCCGCACCAATGTTGAAGCTCAGCGATACCAACGCATCGAACTGCTGTTGCTTGAGTGGCACACGCACATAACGCCGTACAGCCGGTTCAAACTCTTTGGCTAATCGAGCACGTAACATCGCATCGGCTTCCTGCTCATTGGCAAGACACATATCTGGCGTCACATGCTTGCCCGTCTCGCCGTAACCAATCGTCAGCGCACTGCCTTCGCATATGTACGCCTGCAACCGCAAACCCTCAAAAAACTTGATGAGTGCAATGCCTTCTTCACCAATGGTCTGCATGGGGGGACTCCAGTACGCAAAAAACCGCCCGAAGGCGGTCGCTGGCTTTGAATAAAAAAAAAGCCCTGCTGAGGTGGGCAGGGCGCGAGTAAATCATTCGATGAGGGCATAGCACCACTCAGGCGCGTACAGTAGGGGGGAAAGTGCGGGGGCATCAACTCCGCACTACGCAGCTTCTCTCTGCAACGCCTCTTGAAGCTCCCTAGCCGCTTGGCATTCGGCACTACGCATCTTGTTAAGTAACCACTCGTACACGCCACACCACACCCTGCGGTAGGAAGCCTCATCACGGCCAATCGCAGCCGCCCGACGGCGATCACTCACCGGCAGCATGCCACTGCCACCACAGGCCGCGCATACCTTCACCAACGCCCCTGCGCGCACCGCCCCCCGACCGTGGCACGTCGGGCAATCACGCGGCTGGGATAGCTCATCCACCACCGCCGCAACCAGTACCGGTAACATCTCCAACGTCGCCTGCGGCCACAGGTGGGCTTTGAGCTTGTCCAGCCGCTCCTCCGCACGCCTCAGCGCAGCCTGCTGTGCGCTTGTCGTTGCTCGGGTCCACCCCATGCACGCTTTGACAATGCCCACGTCTGTACGCGCTTCCAGCAAGCGCTGCTGCTGCCGTCGAATCTCCGGCACCACCAAGGCCACCGCCGCATCGCGCAAGGGGCCACGTCGCAACGCTGCGCCATCCGGCCACCAGCACGCTTGCAGTACCTCACGCCCCAAGCCCGCTGGGGTGAGCGCTAAGGCATGCGCAATGTCCTGCGCTGTCAGCTCAGGCACGCCGCTAGGCAGCGTGTCATAGCGGATCGTGCTCGGGTTCAAACGCGCCAATAAACGTCGCGGATTGTGATGTTGCAGAAGATTTGTTGTTTGCATTTGTAACTAAATAGCCGCAAAAAAGCATGGAGACAAGTATAACCAATTGAAATAAAAGAAGATTGTTGGGTGAGACGGCGGCGCTTTCTCCCGCCGGTGTGGCAATGGCTAGATGTACGGGCGCGAGGGGGCAATGCGATCCTGCTCCGTCTGATAGCCAACTCCGGCTCAGCCCCCGGTACTTCCTGAGCAGTCTCGCAGCGAAGAGATACACATCCTCAGCCTGCTCGGCGAGCGCCAGCCGAACAAGCTGGGCTAAATCAGCATTTAATCCAGTCAATTCGCCCATAAACTTTTCAAGTTTTTGATTTAAAAGTGATTTTTGCTAAACGAAAACGGACTATGAACATTACCTCACGCGGAGCTGCCGTCGAAGCGGCTATCACGATCGCAAGCGGGGGTCAGCTTGTTAAGCGAGACGCAGGGCTTACTTCCGCCGGTGTGGCAGTGGCTAGCTGTACGGGCGCGGGGATGGGGTGGGCGATTGGGGGAACCTTCTGATCCCTTATCGATGTCGTTTTCCTATTTCTCTCTATACCGGGCGCTGGGCGGGGCGGCTGTTTCAACCGCACAACCTGCCGCGCCCCACGCTCAGCCAGCCAGTGATCACGGTTGGCATTGATGCCATGAAAGCCGGTTGTGTGGATTTGGTATTTGACGATGTCATGGCGCTGACCAGCAGCGTGCTGCGCAGTTGTCTGATTGCACCAACACATAAAAAGCTGGTCGTGGCC